TGCTCCGCCTGTGTGGCCGCCGCAGCCTGTTCGGCTTCGGTTCGGGCTGCTTTTGCCTGTTGGGCCGCCTCTTCGGCTTCCTTTGCGCCGCGCACCCGTCGGACGCCTGCGTCCAGCGTCTCGCCGTCCGCAGTGGTCAGGGTCGTTCCGTCTGCGGTCATCAGCGGAAACGGCAGCACCGTCGTCACGCTCAGGATCTCCCGCCGCAGCCGTTCCGCTTCTTCCCTGGCCGCGCCCGCCTGTTCCGCCTCCTGGCTGGCAAGGTCTGCACTTCCCGCCGCTTCACTGGCAGCTGCCCTGACGTCGGTCTTGGCGCGTTCTCCGGCCGCTCTCACCTGACTGACGGCCCTGCTCCGGGCTATATCCACAATCTGCTCGGCGCTGGTCTGCTTTTCATCGATGGCTTTCAGCGCGTCATCCTTGGCGGCGATGGTGTCAGAGAGGGCTTGTCCGGCCTTTTCGGCAGATTCTCCGGCCTGTTGTGCGGCGGTCTGCGCGTCTGTTTTGGCCTGTTCCGCCTGGCCCGCGTGTCCTTTGGCTTCCTCGGCCTTTTCGCCTGCAGCGTTCCTGCTGGCAAGCGCCTGGTTTGCATAATTCAGCACCGCCGCCACGAACTGCTCATAAAGGCTCTGGGTGATGGTCTCGGTGGTGCTGTTCAGGTCAATGGTCTCATAACAGGTGTATTTCCCCGGCTTCGTCATGGCGATGTAGCCCGCATCGTTCATGGCCAGCAGCATCCAGCTGCCCTGCTTTTCCTTCGTCCACCGCTTGTCTACGACCACACAGTGGTTCTCGTCCAGCAGTTGCGGGTCCGGCAGTGCGCCGCTCAACCGCTTCACATGCAAAGAGATCGCGCATCCGTTCCACTCCTCCGGCACCTCAAAGCGGAGCGTGTCCACCCTCGCCGAGCCTACACCGCCCATGTACAGCGTTTCCGGCGTTGCCCGGAACGTGCTTCCGTTGTCCTGCAGCTTCCGGATGCGGATGTTCAGTTCACTCACGTTCTCCCTCCTTTCTTCTCCGATTCTACCCGCTCCCGCCGGGCCTGACTACTTGCTACTTTTGGTTCATCGCGGAGTCTGCTCTTTTACGCCCCACCGGGCTTTGTTCCTCCAGTTCAAGCCGTTCCGTCCTGCTAAGGGTTCCCCTTTTTAGGGGAGTTGGCGCAAAGCACCTGAGAGGTTTGGCAAACAAAAAACGCCCCGGCCGATCTGGCCGAAGCGTCTTCGCTGTCTTATCTCACCTCTGCCCACTCATCCACGGCCCCTGCTGCCGCTTCCTGTTCCTTCTTGTCCTGCTTCACCCAGCTCTCGAAGTTCTTCTCCTCGTACAGCTGCTTTCCATCGGCTTCCAGCCGCAGCAGCATGGCCGCCAGCTTCTCCCGGTCGTGGCTATTGCCCGCCAGATACTCGCTCTTCACCACGCCGGTGATCTTCGTCTGGATGGCGTCGGCCTTTTTGCCTGCCGTCAGCAGCCGGTCTACCTCGCTCTGCACGTCCTTTGCGCGGCCCGTTTCCAGCGCGTCGGTCAGGTCATCGTAGACATTCCGGTCTTTGTCTCCGGCCAGCAGCTCATCAGCCTTCTGGTTCACGGCCCCGGTCACAAGGTCGATGATGGCCTCCCGCTTGGCTGCATCCTCTTTGACGCCCTCCCGGATGCCGAGGCCCGCATACAGTTCCCGGATGCAGTGGATGGTCGCGTTCTGCCGGGTCCTGTCATTGCCCGCGTTCCGGGCCTTGGCCGCTGTCTCGATGTCCGGGTCATGATTTTTCAGCCGCTTCTTGAGTTCCGCCTTCACCTTGTCGCTCTTGCCCATCTGGTCCAGCTTGCCAAGAGCGGCCGCAGCTTCCTCCGCGTCACCCCGCTCAATGGCGTTGAAGAGCCGGTCGTATTGTCCGGTCGCGCTGGCCGGAGTCCCGTTCAGTCTGAACCCTTCGCCGTTTGCAAGGCCCTGCACATCGTCCGCGTAAGCCGCGAAGGCTTCTACCATCTTCCGCCCGTTTGCCGCCGGGATGCCCGCGATGTCCAGCCCATATTCCATCACATCGACTCCGGCCTTCCGGAGCTTCCGGTGGTAGGCTTCCAGTTCCTCTTCGTCCATGCCGGTGGTGTCCTTCCGGATCAGGGTGTACAGCTTCGTGGTAGCGGCAAACAGGTCGTTGACGGCGTTGATGTTGGTCGCGCTCACCACATCGTAGTCCGTGCCGTTCACTGCGTTGCCCACCATGCTGTAGATTTCCGAACCAAACAAGAAGTTGCCCGCCGCGCTCTCGGTGAACAGCCCCGCAAACCGGTTCCACAGGCTTTCGGCGGTCACGTCGCCGTTTTCATCCTGCTCGCGATCCCACCGATGCAGCAGGAAGTCCGCGCCGATCTTCATCAGGGCAAACACCGCCGTCTGCACCACCTGGCTTACCGCCGCCCGGCGCAGGCTCTGCCCGGCCCGCTGCACTTCGGCCTTGTTCTCGGCGCTCTTCTCTGCATTGTACCGGGCCCACTGGGCCTTGTAGTCCATCACCGCATCGGCGAGGATACCGTAGTTCTGAAACCGCTGGGTCGTGAACATGGTCAGCGTCTTGGTGATCTCGTTGTCGCTGCGCTGGATGCCCGCCCGCTGCATCACGGTGTAGTTGGGCTGGGTCTCCTCAATGACCTTCTGGTACATCTGGTTCACGGCTTTCCAGTAGGCGTCACTGCCTTTGGTGGCCGCACCGTCGGCAAACTCTGCCGCGTGGTGTTCCACGTAGTGCTTTGAGGCTTCCCACAGTGCCGCCACCGTGATCTCGTCCATCTTGTTGATCCAGCCGGTCACGCTCTTGGGCAGTTTGTCCATGGCCTTTTCGGCAAAGCTCCCCGAAACGCCGATGGACGCCAGCTCTCCGCGCTGGCTGCCCCGCATCCGGTATTGCAGCAGCGCGTCGCCGTGTTCGCGGATCTCCGCTTCCAGTGCCGCCCGCTGCCTGCCTGAGAGGTTTTTCACGAAGGGCAGCACTGCCGCCATGGTATCGCTGCCCAGCACCGCCCCCGCCGTGGGCAGGGACGCCGCCTGTGCAATGGCAACGCCGGGGTTCAGCGTCAGGATGGCCCCGGCATAGTTGCCCCGCAGCTTTCCCATCACCCGGCCGATGCCGTCCGAGCGCTTGCGCTGCTTCGTCTGCAAGTCGGTCAGCAGGTAGTCCACGTAGTTCACCGCGTCCCGTCCCCAGTGTTCCTTCAGCACGCCGCTCTTCAGCTTTTGGATGCCGTCCTCTGTCTCCACATTCGCGTTCAGGATGCGGTTTGCGTCCCGGATGGGGGCCGCAAGGCCCGCGTAGGCCGCTGTGTCCCGCAAAGAGCGCTGCACCACGCTGCTGCACTCTTCCAGCAGGATGGGCAAGCCGCTCTTTACGCGCTCCTTCAAAAAGCCCCGGCCCTCAATGGTGGCGTCCATTTTCACGCCCTCGATCTCGCTGGCCAGCTGGGTCTTGTCCACCGCGATGGGGTAGTAGTTCTTCACCGTCGCCCGCTGGAATCCAACCAGCTTCATGCTGGTCTCGTTGATGAGGTTCGTGGTGTAGTCCCCGAAGAAGCCCTTCATGTCCTCGATCCACTTCCGGTCGTAGTCGGTCAGGGCATTCTCCACGGTGTTCAGGATGGTGTCGGCCATGGGCATTCCGTCGGCCCCCGTCAGCATTCCGATCTTCACGGTCTGCCCCTTCTGGTAGGCCCGCTCGATGTCGCCCTTGTTGTAGAGCGTTGTGTCCGGCAGAGTCAGGCCGCCGTTGAGCAGGTGTTCCCGGCTGTCCGCGTTCCGCGAGTGCATGTACAGGCTGCACAGCTGCCCGTGGGTCAGCGGCACGGCATGGCCCTTCGTGTCCTTCAGCCCGATGTCCACCAGCTCCGCGCCGGGGCCAGCGAACCGCTCCATCTGCTTGAGGTTGGCCTTGCCTGTCACGTTGTCGAAGAGCTTGGTGCCTTCCACCGTGATCTGGGTCTGCCGGAGCTGGCCTTGGTTCAGCATGTCGGCCAGCTTTTCCATCTGGCCGTTTTTGGTGTACCCGCCCAGCATCCGGAAGACTCGCTTCGCGCCCAGCATATCAAGGTTGTACTTGGTCGCAAGGTCGCGCAGCCGTCCGGCCTCGTTGCCCTTCGCCGCCAGCACTTCCAGCCCGGCCTTCTGGGCAAAGGCGTCGATCTCCTCGGTCTTGGCAAGGCTCAGCGTCTTGTTTTCGGTGCGGATCACGTGCAGCGTCCCCGCCGTGATGGCCTTCAGCATCCGCAGCTGGTCCACCGTCATGGGCAGATAGGTTCGGTTCTCCGTCTCCCTGATACGGGCCTTCAGCCTGTCCCGCAGCATCTCGGCCTTTTCGCCGTCGCCCAGCGCCTCGGCCTCGGTCTGCTGCTGGTGCAGCCGGTCCAGCTGCGCCTGTTTCGCGTTCATCATGTCGGCCTGTAATGCCTGGATGAGCTTCGGCACACCGGTCTGTTCCCAGTCGTAGGCAAGGCTGCTGGGGTCGCTGGCCGTGCCCTGCGTCTGGCTGATGGTGTTGGCCAGCGCCGTCAGCTTCCGCACCGCCGCATCGTTCAAGATGGTCATGTCCGCCAGCTTCGCCACCTCTGCCGCCTGCTGGATGAGCCGTGGCTGCACATACTTGCCCTTCGAAGGCCGCAGAATCATCTGGTTCAGCTGGGCCGCATTGTTCCGGATGCTCCGCTTCAGCTCATCAGCCTTCCGTCCGTCCCGCGCCCGCTGCACCCGCTTTTCGGCCAGTGCTTTTGCCACGGCAACGTCCTCGTCCCGCTGCTGGCGGGCCACTTCCACCGCAATGGCATTCTTCTGGGCCTGTTTCTGCTGCCATGCTTCGGCTTTCTTCTGGTTCTCGGCTTCCCACTCCATGATCTCGCGCTCCTGCACGATCTGGCTGTACTCCGCCCGGTCAGCCCGGCGCTGCTCGTTGGCCACCTGCCGGGCGAGATCCCGGTTCTCCGCTTTCAGAGTTTTGTTTTCCAGCGTGATCTCGTCCAGCATCTGCTGCCGCTCTTCCTTCAGGCGCTTTTTCTCGGCTCTCCATTCCCGTTCGTAGGCTTCCTTCAGCACATCCAGCTTCTCGGCCATGTCGCCGGAGTTGGTGATATCCACGCCCAGTGCATCCAGATTGGCGTCCAGCATCGCTTCTGCCTTGGCATTCCGGCGCTGCTGCTCCTGCATCTGCTGCACTGCTTCGCTCTGGTTCCCGGCTTTCTGGTTCTCCGCCAAACGTCGGTTGAATTCTCTCGTCTGCTCCTTCTGCACAGCCCGCAGGTCTTTCACAGCCTTGGCCGCACTGGTTTCGTCTCCGGCTGCTGCCGCTGCGGCCCGGCGCTGCCACTTCTGGAACGAGTCGAAGATGGCCTGCGCGTCGTTCATCTCGTTCACGTGCAGCAGATCGCCGATCATCCGGCCCGCCAGCTCCACCTTGGCATCTTCATACTCGGCCACGTCGGCAAACCGGCTCATCATCCGGGGCTTGATGGTGTCATGCACGTTCATCAGCACGTCCAGCCACTCGGTGCTCTCCATGCTGGCCGCTCCGTCCACGCCCGCAGCCTTGGCGGCTCCCCGGAACAATTCCGCTGCGCCCTGCTTTGTGCCGCCCACCGCGCGTGTATCGTTCACAATGGCCTCGTATTCTTCTGCCGGGTTTCCGTCCCGGTGTCCTTCCTCCTGCCGCAGCTTCACGCCGTGCTTCCGGGCCTCGGCCACCGCTTCGCCCCAGCTTCCGTACTGGCGCACAAGCTCCGCCTTGGCTTTGCCGTTCTTGTCCACGGTGTAGCTCAGCTCGTGGTATTCCGGGTACTGCTGCCACAGCTCGGTATTCCGATAGGTAGCGCTGTCGAGGATCTCCCCGGCAATGGTCTCGGCCAGTCCCTGCGCCTTGTTCATGTCGGCCCCTTCGGTCTTCATATACTCGATCAGGGTGCGCATCTCGCGGGCCACACGCTCGGTGTCCGCCTTTCCCTTTGCGCCGCTGGCTTTCACCAGCTGTTCCGCCACGCCCAGAATGCTGTCGTCGCTCACCCGCACCCCGCGGGTCAGGCCCATCATCTCGACCAGCGTCTTGATGGCCGCGCTGTTGTCCGCAATGGCCCGGCTGGCTTGCCGCTGGCGGTTCCGCTTCGCATCCCGGTCGGCCTGTGCTGCCTGCTCGTTCAACTGGTAGCGGAACCGTGCCAGGCTGCTTTCCGCCGGGAGTTCTCCGGTCTTGTAATACGCCCGTATCTCCCGCACGATCTTGTCCGCATCGATGCGTCCGCTGTAGTCCTTTGTCGCCGCAATGTCGCCGTTTTTGGTCGAGAAATCCAGCGTGAATTGCCGCTTTTCTGCGCCCAGCGTCTTTGCCATCTCCCGGATCTGCTCCAACTGCTGTGCTGTCGGCTCCACACTGGCCGAAAGGTCGATGCCCGGCTGCTCAGCCATCACGCGGATGTTGCCTTCGGCAAGGAATTTGTTGAGCGCGTCGGTGCCCTCCGTCACGTCGGTCGGCCCGAACACGTCCATGATCTCCCTGTGGTCGGTGTCGCGGACGGCTTCGTTTTGTGCAAAGTTCAGCATTTCGCCATCTGGCAGGATGTAACCTGCCTTTTCAAAGGCGCCCGTTGTTCCGAACTTCTCCTTCGCCATCTGGCGGTGATATTCAGCCGCCCCGCCCGCCTTTTCGGCTGCTGCATTGTAGGCCAGCTGCTTGTCCTTCTGCAACGCCTGTCTCCGTGCTTCCAGCTGCGCATTTGCTTTCCGGATACGTTCCATCGCTTCTCCGATGCGGTCATCCAGTTCAGCCCCGCGCTGGTTGAACTCTTTCCGCTTTTCCAGATAGCTCTGGTATTCTGCACTTTCCCGGTATGCTCTCGCCTCCGCCGAGAAATTTCCCAACGCCTTCTTTTTTGCCTCAATGGCCTTCACTTCCTCGCTGTTCATCCAGCGGTTCCGCTCGTCCTTCAGCTCCCGGCGCTGATTTGCCAGAACATCGGCTTCTTTCTTCAGTGTGTCCACTTCCATCGGCTCGCTCAGCTGCATTCGGACATCTTTCTTCACAGGTTCGCTATTTCCCTTGCTTCCGGCATTTTCTTGTGCTATACTGTTTTTAGAAAGCAGCTTAGGGGCTTCATCGCCCTGCTCGGTTTTGAGTACCGTGGTAAGGCTGCTTTCTCTGGAAGCTTCCGGCAATCTGCTGGCATCGGAATTTTTTGTTTCGGTGACGGTTCCACCGGGGGCTTCCATAAAACTCTCCGGCAGACTACTCCCCGAATCTTCGGATTCCATGTGGGTACCACCGGAGAGTTTTATTTTTGTTGGTTCGATATTTACGATATCGTAAAAAATCTCTCGGTTCTCCGGCTTGATAGCTGTCACAACATCAGCCTCATAAGTATTCGGCCCAACCATGACTTTGATTTTTCCACGGTTGAATGCTTCCGCATTCTTATGATTTGCAGGTTCCCGGTAGACTTCATCTGCGGTTTGAATGATTTCATCCAAATTCGATGCCATCCGCATTTTGTCTGCATACATCTCGGAGCTTTCCCATTGCAGTGCTTTTGTATACTTCGACCAGACAAATTCTTTTCGGCTTTCTTTTGTGTTTTCAATCGTCCAGCCGTTCCGCTCAAAACCGTTCGGATACCGTTCTTTGATGGCCTGCTTCACTACGGTTTTCCAATCTTCCTGTGGAACACCGTTCAGGATATCTTCATCAATTTTGATGTAGCTCTCTCCGTCGGCATCCTTCTGGATCGAAAAACGAATATTGCGTCCTTCCGCCGCGCTCTCGGTTTTGAGAGCTGCGGCGTTTTCTTTTGCTGCCCGCAGGGTGTCCATGGCCTTTTCGGCGTGGGCGAAGTATTCGTCTTGCAAGGTCCGTCTCTGGGCCTCGGCCAGCCGCTTTGCCTTCAGGGCGGCGGCATTGCTGGGGTCGATGGTCAGCACTTCCTTGGCCCGGCTGATGATGTCGCTCAGCAGATTCTTCACCCGGTTCATCACCTTGTGGATGGAACCCCTCACGCCCGCATTTTTCTCGGCCTGTCCGCGCTGGAATTCCACCCAGCGCTTGAAGTCCGCTTCCGTCGCAAAGATGCCCCGCCACGCATCGGCCACCAGCTCTTCGGCTGCCTGTTCATAGGTCAGCTTCTGGCTGGCGTACACGTCCATCTTGTCCCGGATCATCTCGTCTACGCTCTCATATCCGTCCATCTGGGCAAGGTAGGTCAGGGCATGGTCCTGCAGGCTTCTTGCGCCCTCTTGGTCGAGCGCGTTATACCAGTGATAGTCCTCATGCAGCACTGTGCCAAAAATATCGGTGGCGTTGTCCCCAAAAAAGATTCGTGCCGTCTCGGTGTCTACATAGGCCCGGACGTTCGGATTGTTTTGCAGCACGTTCTTCAGCACAGCGTCGGTGCCGGTGGCAGCGGCGTTCAGCTCGATGATCCGGCTTCTCATGTCGGTGCCGTCGTGATCCAGCGTCCCTTCATAGTAGACCCGCCCCTGTCCGCTCGCGCTCTGGTCGGTCAGGCCGCCGCCGTAGCCGCCAGCCTGTTCCTTGGTGTCTGCACCGTAGAGGTAGGCGGTATTCAGCGCGATCCGCCCGCCCTCGCCGCTGTCCAGAATATAATTGACGTTCAGGGCCGTATTGTCCATCACACCGGCCAGCCGCAGCGCGTCGTCGAAGCTCTTCACCTCGTCCATCTGCGCCAGATGGTAGATCGTTGAAGCCGCGGCGGCATACCGATCAGCATCCACGTTGGCGGGCAGCTTCTGGCTGATGTCCTGCGCGGCCTTGGTCTTGCCGCTCTCCACGCCCCACTGCTCCAACTGGCGCTGTACCTCGCTCTGCCGGGCCGTCTGGCCGCTGGGTTCCCGCAGCCCGTAGGTCTCCCGCATCTGCCCGCTTCCCTCGTCCGCCGCGTCCAGCCCCGCCGGATCGACCTTCAAATCAACGTCTGCGTACTCCTTGCCCTCTGCCGCAGTGCCTGCCCGTTCTTCCAAGGCCCCCTCTCTGAGGGAGCTGTCACCGAAGGTGACTGAGGGAGTTTCCACTCTTTCCCCAGCGTTCTCAACGGCATTCTGCTGGCCGCGCTGTGCCGCCACTTCCCGCAGCACCCGCCGGGTGGCCGCTGCCGTATCCGGCAGCTCGACGCCGTAGACTTCCGTAAAGGCTGCGCGGTTTGCCTCGTTCCCGGCTTCCGGGGTAAACAGCTTGATGGTTTTGCCCGTCAGGCTGTCACTGGCCGCCGCTTCTGCAAACGTCTGCACGGCCAAGTTGTCCGATATGACAGCAGTTTCCGCACTGCCGCCATCCGTTGCGGAGTCCTGCCATGTATGTACCGCCGGGTCATCGTTCACCGCCGTCTGCTCTTGAACGCTCCCCTCTGTCGCGGAGTCTGCCCGCCCATCCAAGGCTCCCTCTCCGGCAGAGCTTCCTTGAAGCAGAGCGCCCACTTCGGGGGAACTGCGCGACGCGCCGGTGTCAGCCGGACGGAGCGCGGAGAGTGCGGTTCCCGGCTCTTCCACCCGCTGCTGCCGCACTTTCTCCGCCGCCACGGCCTTCTCGTAGTTGTCGAGCCGATCGTAATACTCCGCCTGTCCCAGTAGGCTGGCGTCGCCGTCGTTGTACCTGGCCAGCGCCGTGCCCACAGCGCCGCCCAGTGCGCCGGACGCACCGCCCGAAAGCCCGCTTTCCAGCGCGTTCAGCAGGTGCTCTTTGGTAAACAGGTCTTTCGCAGCATCCGCGTCGCCCAGCGCGGCATCGATGGCCGTGTCGGCGTAGGTCTCCACAAAGGCCTGCATGGCGTTGTCGAAGCCGCCCGTCACAGCATTGGCAATGGCCGGGTACTGCTTGGCGAATTCCGAGTTCCCCGCCATGCCCCGGACCCAGTCCGCGATCTGCCCGGCCACGGTGTCCTTGGCGTAGTCACTGCCCATGGTCTTGGCAAGGTCTGCCGCGCCCACCGAGTTGATGGCCCATCCCGCGCCGAACTTCAGCGCACCGCCCGCCAGCGTCTTGCCCGCGCTCTCGCCCTTCTCGATGCTCTTGCCCATGGCGTCGCCCGCGCCCTGTAAGCTCAGCACCGGAAGCACCGCCGCCGGGTTGATGGCACTCACGGCCAGGTTCTCCGCTGCGCTGCTCACAGCACCCTGCACCGCCCGGCTTCCCGCGGTCAGGCCGCTCTGCGCCGCTCCGGTCAGGTCCTGCCCGCGCTTGTACAGCTGGTAGCCCACACTCGTTTCCGGGTCCACGCTGTCGTTTGCTTCCAGCCCTGCCAGCCGGTCGCGCATGTTCCGGATCTCTTCCGAGCCGTAGCCCATCAGCACGAGGTCGCGGTTCCGGCTTTCCGGGTAGACGGGGTTGTAATCCATATCTACGTCGGTCAACAGCTGGAACAGCTTCTCGGCCCGCGCATCGCCCTTGATCTCCTGCTGCACCTTGGCCCAGTTCTGCTGCGTCGCCGCAATGTTCTTCGCGCTCTGCACGCCGGTCTCTCCGGTCATCACCGCGCCGCCCGCCACGCTGTCCGCGATGCCGCCGATGGTGTTGCCCGCCCGCCGGGCCTGTTTCTTCCATTCCGGGATGGCGTCGTACCGGGTCAGGTAATCCCTTGCCTGTGCAATTTCCGCCGCACTGTAGCCTTGCTTTCTCAGGTCGTCGTCGGTGTACTTCGCGCCGCTCTGGCTTTTTCCCGCCGCCGTGCGGAAGGGGTCGATACTCCCATCCCCGGCGCTGGCGGCGTTCCGGCTCGTACCCTGCTCTGCGTAGGTCGTGAAGCCGCTCTTCTGTTCCAGCAGCTTGCCCACCAGTTCCTGATTCCGCAGCTGGTCGAACCACTCGTTCAGCCGGTCGAATTCGTCTTTCTGGCTGTAGGGCGCATAGCTGGCCTTGAGCTTCTGGGCCGGACTGTCACCGTAGGCCTCCGCGCCGCTTCCGACCTGCTCCAGCACGTTCGTGCTCATCGGCACCCCATACTTTGCCGCAGCGCTCAGCGCCTCCACCCGGCTGCCCGGTCTCACCGCGGAGCCCGCGCTTTCACGCCCTGTCGGGCTCTGTTCATCCAGCAGGGCCAGACCCGTCCTGCCAATGGCTCTCCCTTCGGGAGAGCTGGCGCGAAGCGCCTGAGAGGGTCCACCCCGCAGCCAGTCGCTCTGCCTGTCCGCCTCGTCCGCAAACCCCAGATTGTTGTTTGCCCGGTATTCGTCAAATGCCTTGGACATCGTGTCGGCGTTCGCCGCCTCGGTCTGCTTCTGGTCACGCAGCGCAGCAGCATCTGCGGGTTGAGAGGGCGTGCTGGTACGCAGTGCCCGAACACGTTCTGCCGTCCACTTGCCGCTTTCCTCATCCTTTTTTGCCGTTTCAGAGGGGTTGCTTTCCCGCAAAGCCCGAACTTTCTCCGCCGTCCATGCCATTATTCCACACCTGCCTTTTCCAATGCGTCCGAGATCTCTTTGTCACTGTATCCGTTCTGGCTCATAATGTTTGCAATTGCCCAGGCGCTGTAACCACGCTTTGCATACCTCTGGGCCAGAAGTGTGCCGGTGTCACTGCTCTGCGTCGCACTCTTACCCGTGCTCCCTCCCGTGGTTCCCCCGGTCAGGGCCCACTTATTCGGATTCGCCAGCGGGGCCGCCATCCCGCCCGCCGCACTTGCCGTCTCCGGTTCCAGATATCCCGCATCGGTCAATACCTGCTGGTAATACTCCTTCTGCGGGTCACTGTCCTTCATGCTGCTGTACGTCTTCGACATTTGCAGCAGTTGGGCATTCGTATAGCCATGGTTGTTTCCGCCGCTTGCACCGGCTTTCCCGCTGCTTCCCGAACTCCGCCCGGAGCTGCCTGTCTTCGTCAATGCAGCCTTGGCCGCAGCCGTCGCAAGCTGCCGCTGCATCAGCGTCGTGTAAGTGCCCGCCGCATCGGCATCCATGCCGTACATCTTCAGCAGGTTCGCCGCCGCTTCGGTATTGCCGTCTGCCACCAGAGAAGCCGCTGCGCTCAGGGCGCTTGCCTGATCGTCCCGCGTGATGGGTGCACCCGTGTAGTTTGCAAACGCATCCGCATTCAGTCCATATTGGTTCAACACGTCGCTGGCTGCATCGCCTGCGCCTGCCTTGTACAGGTTGAAGGCGTCTTCGTAAGCTCTGGTGTTATCCGCCTTGCTCTGCCGCGCCAGGCTGTCCGCATACTGCTGCTTCTGGAAATCGAACTGAGCCTGGGCCATCTCGTTTTCCCACCGCTGCTGCGTGTACCCCATGTATCCATCGTAAGCGGACCTAGCCACATTGCCCGCCGTCTTGATCCCGTTCCACACGTTGTTCCAGAAGTTGTCGTTCTCGTTCCGGGCCTGGGCGCTCTGGCTGCGCAGAAAATTCAGCTGGTTGTTGTAGTTTGTCAGGTTGCTCCCGTAGGCCGAGCGGTCCAGCGCCTCGGTGGTTCCCATCCCGGAAAGCGCGGCCAGCAGGCCGTTCTGTTCGTTCTGGTATTCGGTCAGGGCCTTGCTGCGCAGGCCGGGCACCGCACTTGCAATGCCTTCCAGCGCCGCTGCCTGGTTCTGCCTGGCCACACTGTCGGCGTAGCTGCTGCCGTATCCGCCCGCCAGGGCTGCGGCCGTTGCCTGTGCGTTCTCGGCGCTCTTCGCGGCTGCATCCGCTGCCTGCTCCCGGTACTGCTGGTAGGCCTTCGCCAGTGTGCTCCCATCGTAGCCGCTGCCCACCTGCCCGGTCAGGGCGTCCATGGTCTCCTTGTTCCGGCTCTCGTAGGCCGCCGGGGCCTGCTGGCTCCACGCCCGCTCTTCCTGCTCTGCCTTGTTCTTTCGTTTCAGTGTATCAAATAACATCGTCTTCACTCCTTCTTCCCGCTGTCGCGGAGCACTGTCGTTCCCGGTTTCGGGAAACTTTTCTCCGTCAGTATTCTCAAAACCGTCCTGCCAATGGCTCCCCTGCTAGGGGAGCTGTCACGCGAAGCGTGACTGAGAGGTTTTCAGATCGCCACCCCAAATGCCCGCAGCACCCACGGCAGCGCCTGTACAGCCACCGTGGCCACGTTGCCAATGGTGTTCGTTGTGTTGGCCGTCTTCTGCTGCTTGGCGGCCACCGCGTCAGTATATTCGGTCTGTGCATTTCCCAGCTGGTTGTAATAGTTGTTCAGGTTGGTGTTGTAGGTATCCTGTGCCAGCTTCTCCTGGCTCTGCAACGCGCTCAGCCTGCTCGTCAGGTCATTTTTCTTGGTGGTGTATTCGTTGTATGCCTGGTCATACAGGCTGTCCGCCGCATCCGAAAGCCCCGCCATCGTGCTCTGATACGCCGTCTGCCCGCTCGAAGTCGCCCAGCTGTTCCCGTAGCCGCCGCTGCGGGAGGCGGCCCGCGCCGCCGTGTCCTCGCTGTTCAGTTCGGCCCCGCGGGTGTGCCGGCTCTTGTACTGCTGATACGCCAGGTCTTTCGTGTAGTCGTAGGCAAAGCCCTTCTCATTCATCTTGTTCAACGCATCCTGCGTCCCGCTGATCTGGCTCGCATACTCGCTCTGGTATTCGCCGGGCTTGTTTCCTTTGATGCGGTCCAGGTTCTCCCTGGCCGTCTTCACCCGGTCGTTGCTGGCCGCATACGCCATCGCATTGTCGTTTTTCTTCTCGGTCACATAGTTGGATACATTGTCATAGGTCTCCTTGACGTTGTCATAGACGTCCTGTGCAGACCGCACGAGCCCCCATCCGGGGATCAGGTATTCCCACCATTTTCCGTTCGCTTTTGCCATTTTCCAAGCTCCTTTCTGCCGAGAGATTTTATTCCACCTTCAGCCCCATCGCGGTCAGCTTGTCCCGCATGGAGTCCGAAAAGTTCGTCTCGTCCAGGTTCTGCATCATGTAGATCATCTGGTCCCGCAGCTGCATCAGGTAGTTGTTGATGCTCCGCCGGTCTGCCGGGTCCATGTTCTCGCTCAGCTTCGGCAGGCTGATCTCGCCCAGCCTCGTGATATCTGCCATTTGTCTTCCCTCCTTTTATCTCTTCGGTTCTCCTCCGGCCACCCGGTTGCCCCGGCTCTCGGCCATCGTAAAGGCGATCGACCGCACCGCGATCTGCCCGGTCCCGGTCAGCCGCAGCCGCATCGTGTCGTGCCGTGTCGGCACAAAGGGCAGGTTCACCCGCGTCCACTTGTTCAGCACCGCCGCTTCGCCAAGGTCGGTCCATGCCCCGCCGTCATAGCTGGCCTGCAATTTCACCACGCTGTAGGCCATGGCGTCCACCCGCAGCGTCACCCGGCTGATGTATTTGTCCGCCGGGGTGTTCAGCCCGATGTCTCCGGTCACGGCCTCAAAGCGCACCGTCTTTTCCAGCTTGTTCTGCGCCGTTTCGGTGTCCCGGTCGGTCTCCCGCTCCGGTTCGGTAGCCCAGAGCGTTTTCCCGTCCCACTGGTACAGCTGCCGCCCCGTCGAGCACATGGCCCAGCCGTTCGCGTCGGCTTCCCCGGCCGTGTCCTCTTCGTGCCAGAGGGCGCGTTCGGTGTCATACACCAGCAGCCGCGTTTTGCCGCGTTCCGGCACCTTCAGGTGCAGGTAATACCGGGTGTCCAGCACACCGCCCACAGCGCCCCTCACATCCATCAGCCAGCTGTTGTCCAGTCCGCCGGAGATCTTCACCGGCAGACTTCCGTCCCAGGCCATCACGCCGTCCTGCGAAAGGTAGTACAGCACCTCCGCCAGCACACACAAACTCCCGCTGGCCTCTTTGGCCACACCGCGGCACTGTGCGCTCACCAGCTGGTAGTCCGCCGGGCGGCTGCCGTAGAGCTTGTGCAGGGTGTTTTCTTTGAAAAACAGCACGTATCCCATGCAGGTGGCCACCCCGGTAAACGGCCCGTCGCTGCCCACGGTCACGGCGTAGCTGTCCGCTGCGGTGCCGCGGTAGCTGAACCAGTTCGTCGGGTCACCCAGCTTGCAGCCGTAGATGACGTTCTCCTTCGAGTTGCAGCCCCACACCCGGTTGTTGCACTCGGTCAAAAAGTCCAGGTCCGGCACCCGGCGTTCCAGCCGGAAGGGTTCGTTGTTTCCCTCCATCGTCGCACCTTTGCCGTCGATGCCTACCCAGCGGATGACGTCCCCGCTCTTGGTCATCGTGCCATAAAAGTAATCGCCGCCCGGCTCGGCCTGCACCTGCACCCAGTCGTTGCCCCGCGCGTAGATCACCCGGTCGCCCTTCAGGGCCTTCCAGTGCATCTCGTTGCCGTCTTC